TTATGAATCAGACCTTAAAGATGTTAAACGATTCGTTTCTTCTTTAAGTTCACAATTCGCTATGAAGATGGCAGCTTCAATATCTTCAAGAACTAAGGTATCTCATACTGGAATGCTGGATATTAATAAATTATTCCAAGCTTCTTATAATGATGATGTTTTTCTTTCTAATGAAATTGTTGAAGATGGTAAGAATCACGGAATCGTATTATATCTTGACTTTTCTGGTTCAATGTACGGAAAGCCAATTCAAAACGTGTTGAGACAAACAATGGCACTTACTCATTTCTGCAGAAACTCAAATATTCCATTCAAGGTATTTGGATTTACATCAGGAATGATTAAAGGTCTTATTGATTTAGTTCCTGGTTGGAGTGAACAATCTGCTCGAGATACCAGAGACTCTATTCAAGGCGAATACGGTTCTGACCAGTTAGTTGAACTTTTGAATTCTGGAATGAATAAAAAGACTTTTGAAAAAACTCTTAAAAGATTATACTCTCATAGCAAATATATCGACATGTGCTCTACACCTATGAACGATATGTTGATTGTATCAGTTCCTGTCTTGAAGAAATTCAAAGCAGCTCATAACTTGGATAAGTTATCTGCAACGGTTCTGACTGATGGTGAATCACATAATAGACTATTAGAGGCTCATTGGAATAAAAGTGAAATACACGTTAAGTTACCAAATAACAAATATATCACTACTCCGAAAAATATCGGCGGATATAGAAATGGTGGATTTACTCTTACTAATTTAGCTGGTAAAATCATTAAGGCTCAAATTCCAGAGATAGTATTCAACATCTACATCCTGGCAACAAAAGCAAGTGATAACATGGTTACTGGAATAATGGACGGATTTAATGATCCACAGGCTGATATGATTAAATCAACTTTTGCCAAAAATACTAAATTGGGTATTTTAGAATACTCAAAGAAAAACAAAATGTGGGATGCATTTGATAGAATATTCTTAGTATCAAACAATAAATCAAACACTTCCCATGTTGACTTTGGGGAAGGTATCACTGATAATCTTGACCAGAAGGCAAGACTTAAGATGGCTAAGAAAAATTTGACTTCTTCATCCCAGGCTGCGAAAATCAATAAATCCTTCGCCAGCTCATTCATTGATTCAATTGCCTAAAATGGCGATGAATCTAGCGGCTGCTAAACGGATTTTAGGACTTGGTCAATGGTAACATCATGGTTATTTCCTGAAATCCTGCTATACAGCGGCTTCATTCTGAAACATTTTGTTACATTTAGAGCCTTACATTTTCAACTTACACTTGATATAATATACTTGAGAGATGCGGAGAACGCCGCCCTCTTTTTAACCACCTCTAATAGGAATTATTATGAGTACCTCTATTGAAAAACATGAAGCATTTGCCGAGGCTTCTTTAACAACCTTCGGTACCACTCGAATTACTCGAAAGCAAATAAAAGAATTAGTTGCTTCGGGTTTTCCTTGCCCTGCTTCTGCCAAGAAGGTCAAAGTGGCTCGAGGAGTTTATGAGGTTGCTATTTCAGCAGTCGCTTCAGCTCCAGTACCTACACCTGCACCTGCAACGGTTACCCCGATTGCGGTTGCAACATCTGTTCCTGTTCCTGCTCCAGTGATCAAAGAATCTTTGGTTCCTGCAGTTAATCCTGAATATGTTGCCTTTGGTAACTTCCATCTGGTAACTAAAATAATCAAGTCAGGAAAGTTCTTTCCAACTCTGATTACTGGATTATCTGGTAATGGTAAAACATTCATGGTTGAACAGGCAGCAGCCAAAACCAAACGAGATTATATCAGAACTAATATCACTATCGAATCTGACGAAGATTCTCTGATTGGTGGTTTCCGTCTTATCAATGGCGAGACAGTTTGGCATGATGGTCCTGTTATCGAGGCAATGACTCGAGGAGCAGTTCTTCTGCTTGACGAGATTGATCTTGGTTCTGATAAAATCATGTGCCTTCAGTCTATTCTGGAAGGCAAAGGCTACTTCATTAAAAAGACTGGACGTAAGGTTGAACCTGCTCCTGGCTTTACAGTTTTCCTAACTGCCAATACCAAAGGTAAAGGTAATGAAACTGGGAAGTTTGTTGGAACTAGAGTTCTTAACGAAGCGATGCTTGATAGAATCAGCATTTGTCTTGAACAGGAATACCCAACCAAAGCTCAAGAAGTTAAGATCATGACCAAGGTATTAGAGGCTGAGTTAAATGGAGCAGCACCTTTGGACGATGATCTGGATTTCATAAATCGTTTAATCGACTGGGCACAAGCAGTTAGACAAGCCTATTATGACGAATCTGTTGATGATTTAATCACTACCAGAAGAGCAACGAAGATTTTAGCTTCTTACTTGATCTTTGGCAGAGATAGAATGCTGGCAATCAAAACTGGAGTTTCCAGATTCAATGATGAAGAAATAGAATCATTCACTTCATTCTATGAAGCCATAGACGAAAAGGCTAATCAGGTAGCTGAAGAAACTGAAGCTGGTGATGAAGTTACTGAAGCTTCTGATTCAGCAATACCTTCTTCAACTACTGCACCACTTTCTAACTCGGTTCCTTTTTAAAAGAATACACTAGAGGTGGTGGTTGACTCGCCGACCAAGGATGGTCGGCTTAGTCATATATACGATTTAACATTGACAACCATTAAGATATTTGATACAATTGTACTATATCTGAAAAAAACAACTTGAGGAAACAAACATTATGCAAATTTCAGACCAGACCCGTGAAATATTAAAAAACTTCGCGTCAATAAATGAATCAATAATTTTATATAAAGGTGATCGTATTAATACCACATCTAATGCTGGTAACGTTATGGCAAGAGGTACTATATCTGAAGAGTTTCCTTCTGATGCATGTATCTATAATCTTAATGAGTTATTAGGTACTCTGGTATTATTCACATCACCAGATTTAGAGTTTCATGAGACTCACCTTACTTTGTCAGATGATGATTCAGCTCTGAATTATTTCTTTGCAGACCCCACCTTAATCAATATCTCAACTCAAACTCCAGCGATGGATAAACTCGATCAGGTATTAGAGTTTACATTGACTCATGATGCTCTTTCTTCTTTGCAAAAAGCGGCATCTGTAATGTCACTTCCTGATTTGATTCTTATCAATAACGAAGGCGAATTGGTTTTGAAAACTACAGATGCAAAGAATTCAACTTCAAATAACTATGGTAAAGATGTTGGTTCTACTGATATTGAAGAAGAGTTTGAGTTTCGATTCCGTACTGAAAATCTTAAATTAATTGATGGCGATTATGCAGTCACAATTGCTGGCAAGAATGGCAAGTACATTTCACAACTTGAGAATCTGAATACTGATTTAACTTATTATATAGCACTAGAACCCGGTAGTCACGTAGGATGAGCAATATACCCGGTTTGTTGGTTGAAGATGAAAGGCCCAAAACTATATCTGATTGTATTTTACCCAGTGCATTAAAAGCACAATTCCAGACCTTTATTGAGTCTGGAGAAATACCTTCTTTGTTACTATCTGGACGGCCTGGTACGGGAAAGACTACCGTTGCTAGGGCCCTTTGTAATGATTTGGGTTGTGACTACATCCTTATTAATGGAAGTGAAGAAAGTGGGATTGATACTCTCAGGACTAAAGTAAAGAATTTTGCTGCCACAGTATCTCTGATATCGGATTCTAGTCATAAGGTTATCATACTTGACGAAGCAGATTACTTGAATGCCAATTCAGTCCAGCCAGCTCTTCGTGGCTTGATAGAAGAGTTCTGGTCGAATTGTCGATTCATATTCACCTGTAATTTTAAGAATAGGATTATAGCGCCTCTGCATTCTAGGTGTTCAACAATTGAGTTTGACTTCGGCAAGGATGCCGGGCCTCAGTTGATGGCTGACTTTTATACTAGGTGTCTAAACATTCTAGATAAGCATAATGTAAAATATGACTCAAAGGTTCTAGCAGAGTTTATTAAATTACAATTTCCTGATTTCAGAAAAACGTTAAATGAACTTCAAAGGTATGCAGCAAATGGAGCGATTGACTCTGGCATATTGTCAAGTATGGACAATCAAAAATATAAGGAGTTGATTGGTTATCTTAAAACTAAAAACTTTAAAGAAATCAGAACTTGGGTTGGTTCTAATCCAAGCTTAGACCCTTCTACATTGTGGCAAAAGCTATATGACAATGCATATAATTATCTTGAGCCACAAAGCATTCCACAGGCAATACTAATAATTTCTGATTATGACTACAAGGGGTCATTTTGTTCTAATCCAGAAATCAATATTGTAGCAGCATTAGTGGAGTTAATGGTAGAATGCCAATTCAAGAACTAACTAATTGTGTTCTACGGTGGAAACTACGACCAAGATACCAATCAGAATTATCATTTAAAAATAAGCCTATTTTAGATTTTTGTATCCGAGTATTTTGTTTACCGTTGGTTACCCATTTTGTTCCTACTGAATTGGTGTTACCTAATATTTATAATATTGGAGATTTCTATGGCACAATATAAACTAATAATCAAGAATGGCGGGTGGTTCTAATGATATATTTATGTTCAGTTTATTCTTTGAACGCAGACGAAGAACTGATGGAGCGAAGAGCAAAATATGCTAGAACTCGTACAGCAGAGTTTCTTAACCAAGAGATTCCAGTATTCTCACCGATAGCACATTGCCACGAGATATCAAAAGAAAATAAAATGCCAGGGTCGTGGGATTTTTGGGAAATATTAGATTACCAATACATAGATGCATGTGATGAAATATGGGTGTTGCAAATGCCAGGCTGGCAAGAGTCAACTGGTATTACTGCAGAAATAAAATATGCTAAAAGTTTAAAGAAGCCAATTAAATATATACCTTGTGAGGATTATAATGAGTTATAAGTTATTTGATTTTCTTAATGACTTAAATCATGAAAAGAAAAACATTCTTCGTGACGATTGGCTTGCAGAAAAAGATTATGCGCCATTTTTGATAAACCTCGCGATGTCATTACATCCTAGTTCTATCATGGATGCAAATGAAATGAATCAACGCCATGGCATATCAAAACAAATGCATTACGATTATTATCATAATGTATTACCAAAACAAAAACGCTATGGCAGATGGCCCAAGAAGCCAAAAAATGAGTTGATTGATTTGATAAAAGATTATTATAAAGTCAATACTAATAGGGCTATCGAATACTCTCAACTATTATCAGATGAAGATTATACCAATATAAGAAAGAAATTATCTACTGGTGGTAAGTTTTAATTCCAAACAAGCCTGTTATTATAAATATTAAGAATAATAATAACAAATGGAATTAATATGAGCGAGAATAATAGTTGGTCGCCTGATACTATGATTGAGGTGACATTGAAACATCCAGATGATTTTTTAAAAGTAAAAGAAACCTTAACACGAATTGGAATAGCATCTTTCAAGAATAAAACACTTTGGCAATCCTGTCATATTTTGCATAAACGTGGAAAGTATTTTATAGTTAGTTTCAAAGAATTATTTGCATTAGATGGTAGGGAATCTACATTTTCCAAAGAAGATGAAAATAGAAGAAATGGAATTGTAAAATTATTAGTAGACTGGGGCTTATGTCAAACTACTGTTGAGCTCCCGGAAACAGATGAATATACTAGAATTAAAATTATTAGACATGCAGAAAAGCATGAATGGAATTTAGAAAGCAAATATTCAATAGGCAATGTATGAAAACTTTCAGCGAATTTTTAATAGAAGCTCGTGGTAGAGATTTTAAGCCAAAACCATTCAAGATTGGCAAAATAACATTTAAACCTGTCGATAGGCACCTTTATACAATGACTGCCATGGATCACAAGTATGTTAGTACAGATGGTGCATGGTCAATTGATCCAACTGGATATAAGATAGGTGCCGGCGCCCAAGCATTAAATATGACCAAATCTGGTACTGCTTCAAAAGCATTATCTTGGTCGTTATGGGATGCTGCTCGTGGCAATTATATATACACATATGCTTCTTTACCAAAGGCAAAGAAGGGATTAGCAGACACATTAAAAATGAGATCAAAATGAAAGTATATGTAGATTTAGATGGAGTCTTAGCAGATTTTGAAAAAGGCTTCTACCAGAAATATAAAAAGAAAGTAAGTTCACTAAGCTATAATGAGCTGAAAAATTATAAGCCATACTTCGCAAGTGAACGTTTCTTTGGTACGCTACCAATGTTTCATGGTGCCAAGCGATTCGTGGGCCAATTAATTAAGATGGGCCACGACGTTGAAATACTCACAGCAGTATCTGAGTTTGATAGCAGAGAGAATGCAAAGCAAAAAGAGCAATGGGTAAAAAAGCATATAAGCAGTAGCGTAAAATTCAACTGGGTAAAGAAATCTCATGAGAAAGCTAATTATGTAAAACCTAATTCGGTTCTGATTGATGATCGTAGAAAATCAACTCAACCATTTGAAATGGCGGGCGGCAAGGTCATATTACATACTAACTTTAAGCGAACATTAGTTCAATTATCTACAATGGAAGAATGTAAAATGAAGTCATTTAAAGAATATCTCTTATCTGAAGTAGCAATTCAATTTGGTGGCAAGGCTTATCCTAAATTTGGTAATGCAGTAATTCTAGCAGGTGGAGCAGGCTCTGGAAAGGGATTTGTGTTAAGTAATTTATTATCAATTGAAGGAAAGGTATTTGATGTTGATGAAATGAAGAAGCTAGCAATCGCATCTACTGTATTTGCTAGTAAGGTAAAAGAAGAAATTGGAGTAGATGTAAAACAACTAAATTTACGCAATCCAGATAATGTAACTAAAATACATACAATTATAGGCGATTTATATAAAATAGATAAGAAAATAATGAGTACTGTAAATCGCTCAGTACTTGCTGCTGATCCAACTAGAAAACCAAACCTAATATTTGATGTAACATTAAAGGATATGGGTAAGGTTAAAACTATATCTACTATGTTAAATGAATTAGGATATGCTAAAGAAAATATTCATGTTGTATGGGTGATGAACAAATTTGAAGTTGCGATGCAACAAAACCAAGACAGGGCACGCGTTGTGCCATCTGAAATTATGCTAGCTACACATGAGGGTGCATCACTGACTTTCGCTAAGCTACTAACCATGGGCAGCAAGCTAAAAAAATATCTGAACGGCGATATTTTCATAGCATTTAACCAAGTAAAAGTAGATAGCAATCTTGAAAAGTCTGGCCGCGGTGGTCAATATATAAAAGATGCCAACTATATCCAAGTTAAGAAGAAAGGCTCAGCTCAGATTGCTATGAAGAATTTAAACAAGGATATAATTAACAAAATTAGGTCATATGTTCCTGATACTGTGACCTGGTAATATCAATAAACTCATAAATTTTAACTATATGGATTAAAACAAAATGGCAAATATAAACACAATAAACAAAGTATTGAATGAATATACAACGATTAAACCTCCTATTGTTGAAGCAAAAGGCAAGCCATATAACATTGGCGATATTGTCTCAGCTCCAACAGTATCTTCTATGGGTAAAAAGATAGAGAAGGCATTTATCTATAGTGTTAGTGGTAATGCTAATGGATGGTCATATTCATTATATTTTGAAAAAGCTAGACAGGAAGCATGGTTTGACCATGACCAAATTACTTTTATTAAAAAAACAGCACTGAAAGTTAGAATGAACGATTGACAAAGCCTCATATTTTTGATACAATTGTACTATATATTTGAAATGAGAATTTATTATGAAATTAGAAGTGATAGGCATTACTGGTAAGGCTGGTTCTGGTAAAGATACGCTAGCAGAAATATTAATTAATTTGTCAAAATCCGAAATGATCAGATATTCTTTTGCAGATCCAGTCAAAGAAGCTGCAGCGGCAATGTTTGGAATACCTATTGATAGTTTTTATTGTAGGGTTACTAAAGAAATACCAAATCCAAAGTGGGGAATCTCTCCACGGAAGATGGCTCAGCTAGTAGGGACAGACATGGCCCGAGATGTTTTTGATAAAAATATCTGGCTGAGGCGTGCAGAGGTGGGTATCGACTATTATGCTGATAGGTCACCTTGGCTAAAATTTGTTGTAATACCAGATGTTCGATTCGAGAATGAAGCAGATTTCATTAGAAAGCATAATGGTAAACTAATTCATATCACTCGACCAGACCAAGAGGTCATTCAAGAATCAGATCATGCATCTGAACAAGGTGTTACATTTCAAAAGGGAGATATAGAGTTCATTAATGGAGCATCACTTGGGGAGCTTGAAATACTAGCTAAATCATTTTATTTACATGAAATAAAAAAAGGATGAAAATGCGAAAAGTATTATTGAACAAATACTCAATGAAAAAGAAAAGATTAAAGTTGACAATTCATAGGAATAATAATCGTAAATGATTAACTTGCCAGGGACGGCACCTGAGGAAAAATATATAATGACATTTTACACATCAGTAATACCTTATGGCAACACCCTATTAATCCGTGAGATTAATGAAGATGGTTCCACCCATAGTTATAAAACTAAATTTAAACCTACTTTATATACACCTACACAAAATACAAATCCTAAATACCATAGTATTCATGGCAATCCGTTAGAAAGGAAAGGCTTTGAAAGTATAAGAGACGCAAGAGAGTTTGCAGATACTTATTCAAATGTAGATGGTTTTAAAATATACGGAATGGATAATTATAGTTTCCAATTCCTTGAACAAAATTATAAAGATATAAAGTATGATACAAGTAAAATTAAAACTGCAATTATTGATATTGAAGTATTCTCACCAGATGAGTTCCCGAAGCCTGAGGAAGCTAAGCATCCAATTAATGCTATCACTTGGTATGATACTGTTAGTAATGTCTATCATACATACGGGTTAGACGCAAGAGATGTTGGATTATGGAATCCTGAAAACTCAGATGAATCCATACAACACTTTGTAAGAGAAGTAAAGTATTCTCATTTTGCTAATGAATCTGAATTGCTTCAAGCATTTATAAATGACTGGGCTGAAGACTATCCCCATGTAGTATCTGGCTGGAACTCTGAAGGGTTTGATATTCCTTATATGATCAATAGAATGACTGCTCTTCTTGGTGAAGATAAAGTTAAGAAATTGTCGCCATGGAATATATTAAAAGTTCGGCAAGGTAAAGATTCGTATGGTAATCCACGAGAAAAACATAATATATACGGAATTGCTCAATTGGATTATATGGAGTTATTCCAAAAGCATACTTTTGAAAATCAAGAATTTTACACACTAGACCATATATCATATGTTATTTTGGGTGAGAAGAAATTAGATTATGATGCAGCAAAAGGTCTGCACGGATTATATAAAACTGATTATCAGAAATTTATTGATTATAATATTAAAGATGTTGAGTTAATTAAACGACTCGATGAAAAGCTAAATCTGCTTGGTATTGTATTTGATATAGCATATTTTTCAATGATTAATTATGAAGATACTTTTAGTCCAGTAAAAACATGGGACTCTATAATATATTCTCATTTACTTAAAACTAATATAATTGTGCCATTCGGTCGTTCATCAAATAAATCTGAATCATTTTCAGGAGCATACGTTAAAACACCTAAGCCCGGTTTATATAAATGGGTAGTATCATTTGACCTGGCATCACTATATCCTTCTATCATCAGACAATGGAACATCGGCCCTGATACTATTATGGATACTAATAATTATGGAGACCATGTAGAGCCTCTATTGAATGAAACAGTTGCATTGGATGGAAAAACTTCTTATGCCGCAAATGGTGTATCATTTTCTACAGAAAAACAATCCTTCATGTCAGAGTTGATGGAAGAAATATATAACAAGAGAAAGGCCGCTAAAGATAAAATGATGAATGCAAAGATTACATTGCTTGATGTTGAAGCAGAATTGAAAAGCCGTGGAGCATTATAATTATCATAAAATGGAAAGAATAGAAATTATAAATATTTAGTATAAAGGAGAAATAAAATGTACTATGTTTATAAAGTTACTAACACAATTAATAATAAAATTTATATTGGTGTCCATAAATCCAATGATATAAAAAATGACAATTATATAGGGACTGGTGGTTCACACTATAGTAATGCAAAGAAAAAATATGGAATTGAAAATTTTGAACGTGAAATATTATTTGAATATGCTGATAAAAATTCTGCATATAATAAAGAAGCAGAAATAGTAAATAAAGAATTCATTGCTAATGATATGCACTATAATAAAAACCTAGGTGGAGAAGGTAGTTGGGAGTATGTAAATTCTTTAGGTTTACCGAATTGTATGCATAATCCAATTGTTGCAAAGAAGGTAAGTGATAAAACGAAAGGAAGAAAAAGATCTGGCGATAATTTAATTGCTGCACAGAAAAATGCAAAGGCGGGTTCAGATGCACGAAGGGGAATGAAAGATAGTATAGAAACAAATATACAGAGAGCAGAATCATTAAAAGAATATTACAAAACCAATGATAGCGCACGAAAGGGTATTACGCTGTCAAACAAAGAAAAACAAAAAATAAAAGATGGTTGGACTGAAGAAAAAAGAAAAAAGAAAAGCGAACAGCAGAAAGAATATATTAAATTAAATCCAGATGCAGTTAAAGGTGCATTAGGGTGTAAACACAGTAAAGAATCAAAAATTAAACATTCGATTGCACAAAAGGAGTTATGGAAAGAAAGAAAACAAATACAAGGTGAATGTCCACATTGTAAAACAACTGGAGTCCTTCATAATTTAAAAAGATGGCACTTCGATAATTGTAGGAATAAAATACAAAATGAACTTAAATGATTTAACTACAGGAGAACTGCAAGTGCTCCGTACAAAGTTAAAACAGGATGCCAGTCTGAATCACACCAGACAAATGGTACTAAAAATCCTGTTGAATTCTGCGTACGGCGCACTTGGTTAATTGGAAATCAATATTTTAGATTCTTTGATTTGAAATTAGCAACAGCAATTACTCTATCAGGACAATTAGCAATTAAGTGGATTGCTAAAGATTTAGATATATACTTTAATAAAATATTATTAACTGAGAATGTTGAATACGTTATATATATTGATACGGATTCTGTATATTTGAACATGGAAGAATTTGCAAATAAGATTTGCGGTCCTGGTAAATCGAATCATGACATTACAGATTTTCTTGATAAGTCAATGAAACATGTAGAGCAACATGTTATTACTCCTTCGTACCAAAGATTAAAAGAATATCTTGGTTGCCGTGAACAATTAATGATAATGGATAGAGAGGTTATAGGCTCTACTGGAATCTGGACGGCAAAGAAGCGATATGCTATTAATATGTATGACAAAGAGGGCGAACGATATAAAGAACCCAAACTAAAAATCATGGGTTTGGAAACAGTAAAGAAAGATTTTCCAGAAATATGTAGAGTTGCATTGAAAGAAGCAATTCGTATAATTTTACAAGAAGCAGATAATGATAATTTAATTAAATTTGTTAACGAATTTAGAGAACTATATCACAAGTCTGATTATAAAGTTATAGCACAAACAAAATCCGTATCATATGTTTCTAAATATTATAATAGTAAGACTATCTTTAAATCAGGAACACCATACAATTCAAAGGCAGCATTATTATATAATCACTTTAGTAAAACAAATGATATTAAAAATGGGGCAAAAGTAAAAATTGTGTTTTTGAAAATGCCCAACCAGGTACATTATCCAGTTATGGGATTCATTAATGAATTACCAATTGGATATGAATTAGACAAATATATAGACTACGATCTTATGTTTGAGAAACATTTTCTAACTCCGTTGAAGTCATTGACAGGTGTAATAGGGTGGAAAGCTGAAGAAACCAACTCACTATCAGACTTTTTTTAAGGAGTAACAAATGCAACAATGTAAGTGTCCAACATGTGAATTACGATACATATATGATACAGTTCAGGCAGTGGCAATAGATGAATATGGCGAATGTATGAATTGTTTAGTTGATAAGAGAAAGAATTTCTCTGCTCAACACATCATTCGCAAAGCAACAATTCGTGTAGAATTAGCAAAGGACCGTTTACACGAAGACGATTGGCGTAAGAAAATAAAGAATATTCTTTGACATTATATAATATATTTGATACAATATACATATCTATTTGAACTTGAGGTTTTATTATGGCATCTTTGCTTGAGCGACTTATTACAAATTCTACCACATCCGATGCAGCAGTATTGGATGATTCGGCTTTCTTTGGTGAAGTAAAACCAACGAAAACACCAGTATCTGCTATCAATCTTGCTTTATCAGCAGATTTAGATGGCGGCTTATATCCAGGCATAACTCTTCTGGCGGGCCCTGCTGCTCACTTTAAAACATTATTTGGCTTAGTAATGATGAAAGCTTATCTAGATGAAAATCCAGATGCAGTTTGTCTTTATTACGATACAGAATTCGGAGCAACTCCAGATTATGTTGAAGCAGCAGGGGTCGATACTTCTAGAGTTATCCATATACCATTATCAAATATTGAAGAGTTGAAATTTGAAATGGTTAATCAACTAGAACAATTAAAGAAAGATAATTCTAAACGAAAAAATCAAGATCAAGATAAGGTTTTCATATTCATTGATTCTATTGGTAATATTGCTTCTAAGAAAGAAGTTGATGATGCACTTGACCAATCATCAAAGGCTGATATGACTAGAGCAAAACAACTCAAATCATTATTCAGAATGATTACTCCATATATTAAAATGATGAAGTTACCATGCGTCGCTGTCAATCACACATATCAGACTCAGGAAATGTTTTCAAAGACAGTGGTATCGGGTGGTACTGGTCCATTTTATTCTAGTGATACTATCTGGACTATCTCAAAGGCTCAGGAAAAAACATCAAAAGAATTAGTTGGATATCGGTTTAATATTACAATATATAAATCACGATTTGTAAAAGAAAAATCTAAGATACCAGTAGTAGTACACTTCGATAAAGGTATAGATCCATACTCAGGTTTACTGGAAATAGCATTAGAAACTGGTCATGTTAGAAAACCCTCGGCAGGAAAATATGAGGGCATTGAAAATATTGATTCTGATGGTGTTATTACATTCACAAAAGCAATGAGTGAAAAAATGACTAACCGAGAAGAGTTCTGGGAGCCAATATTTACCAAAACAGATTTCAAACAAGCTGTAAAAGCTAAATATGCAATTTCAAATGTGAGTTTAACTGATGAATGATAAAATTGAAGTAGGCGGCACATTTCCCTTTGATGCAGAAATTGATGGAGTTATGATTAAAGTCAAAACAATGGATTATGATAATGGTATTGTTAATGTTGACTTTGATGTAATGGAAGATGAAAAGAACCCATACCCTAAAGGTTATGAAAAAGACCTAGATGCTGGGATTGAAAAATGGGTAATTGATTTATTTACTGAAATGGCGAAGATGCATAAAGAAGAATCTGAATGAGCGAAATTGAAAGCACAGAGGGCCTCATAACATGGGGCCTGATATACAATGATGAGTTTTGTAGAAAGGTAATACCATTTTTATCTAAAGACTATTTTCAAGAATATCATTATAAAATCATATTTGAAAAAATAGATAACTACCTAGAAAAATATAATGCTCAACCTACTAAAGAAGCTCTTATAATTGATATTGAAAAAGAGAGTGGAGTATCTGATGAAGTATACAATGAATGTATCACTACATTAAATGCTATTCATGCTGAAAAAGATAGGCAAGAAAATGTTGAGTATCTTTCTGACCTAGCTGAAAAGTGGGTACAGGACTCTGCATTCTTTAATGTATTAATGGAAGCAACTGAAGTAGTTGATGGAGATAAAGATAAAGTATCTAAATCTGGCATTCCAGATAAGATGGCAAAGGCACTTGCAATTACATTTGATAATTCGGTTGGTCATGCATTTATTGATGATGCTGAAGAACGATATGATTTCTATCATAAGAAAGAAACTAGAATCAAGTTTGGCCTGGATATGTTCAATAAAATTACTAAGGGTGGAATTCCTACAAAAACTCTAACATGCTTCATGTCCTCAAATACTGGTGGATTTAAATCAGGAACAATGTGTTCAATGGCATGTGATAATATGAGAAATGGTAATGATGCTCTTTATATCACTGCTGAATTGGCTGAGGAAAGAGTCGCAGAAAGAATTGATGCTAATTTGATGGATGTTGATATTGATGATTTGAAGAAACTAGGTAAAGCAACATACATGAAAAAGATTGATGCTATTAAAAAGAAATGTCCAGGCAAACTAGTAATTAAAGAATATCCTACATCAACTGCACATGCTGGGCATTTTAGATTCTTATTAAAAGAATTGAAACAGAAACATAACTTTGAACCTAGAGTAATCTATATTGATTATTTGAACATCTGTGCTTCTTCAAGACTCCCTGCATCTGCTGTTGCTAATTCATATCTGTATATCAAATCAGTAGCTGAAGAGCTGAGAGCATTAGCAGTTGAATTTAATTGTGCTATAGTTACTGCGACTCAGGGTGGTCGTCAAGTAGCAAATGCTTCTAATGTAGAGATATCAGATGTTTCAGAATCATATGGCTTACCAGCAACTACTGATTTATTCATGGGAATTATTACTACTGAAGAGTTAGATGATACTAAACAGATCATGTTCAAGCAATTAAAGAATAGATTTGGTGATATAGCTATCAATCGTAACTTCGTAGTAGGAGCAAATAAGGCTAGAATGCAATTATATGATGTTACTAATAATGTATCTAAATCCTTTGCAGTATCTGGTTCTGGGATGCCCGCGGCAACCCCTTCTTGCCCTAAGAATAAGTTTGATAGCTTTCAAATCTAGCCTAGCAAATCTCAGTTATAAATACTCTTAACGATATTACAATTTGGGATTTATATGAAGAGTTTTAATGCTTTCCTCGCTGAAGCAAGTATATTACAATCTAAGTACCCACCAGGCGCATTATTTATATTAAAAGACTTTGCTGGATTACAGTCATTAAGTGGCTGGAAATCCGGTGATGTGTTGGAAGTTGTAACAAATAAAGAAGGCGAGCCTGATTTAGTTTCTAGGGGTTTTAGCAAAGATAAGGACGTTTTTGAAAAGACACTAAAAGGCCAAGATGGTAAAACATTTAAAATTGCATCAAATTCCGAAGGTAGCTTTGGCGGTAATTTTAAAAAGGCAGGCGGTGCTGTTGGTCCTAGCGGTGAAGATTGGGAAGCATTAATCACTGTTGGTTTGATTGGTGTTGATAAGTCGGAAGGTACACCAGAATGGGATAGAATCGAACGATTCTGGGGCAATTATAGCGACGAAGCAATCAAAATGGGAAAATTAGTAGGTAAAGCACTAAATATTTCTACAATGAATCAAACTGGTAATTTATCAACATCTCTTACACAAGAATGGAAATCTTGGGGTGGTAAAAATGCTACACCAAAAACAGATATGTTATCTGGAAAACATCAAATATCATTAAAGAAAGCTGGCGGATCGCAGTTGATGTCTGCAAAAGCACCTGAGGCTGAAGCTACATTTAATGCTGCTCTAATATCAATGTCAACAATGAATCCAAAATCAGTAGAAAAGATAGTATCTTTAATGCAAGACAAGATGGGTGAGATGCAACGTAAAGGTACCATTAGTTCGCTACAAGCATTAAGAGATAGTGGAAAGAAATTATCTAAACAGGACGAAGCAGATATAGCACAGATGGAAGGCTTGCAATTGAATGCTAAAGAATTAAATGCTGAATTTGATAAGTTCTTTCAAAATATTAAATTTAAATCTCATTTTGCTTTCGAAGCAGCAACTGGTGAAAGCAAATTTGGCAAAGGTAATTGGGCAGTAGCAAATCAAATATTGGAATTTGATCCTGCTAAAGGAAAAATAACAAAACATTTAACTATGCACTCAGCAAAAGATGCTGAGGTTCTAGCAAGATCAAATAGCTTTTATGTATCATTTAAAACTGGTGGAGGCGGCTCAAAACCATATCTATCAATGAGAACTAAAAAGACAAAGATACCAGCAAATTATAAATCTGTATTTGAAAGTAATAATTGTCCAATTAGATATGACTCAGAATTTGTTACATTAAATGATATATTAGAAGAAGAGCTTTCTAAGTGTTCATTAGGTAGACATGTATTATCTGAAGGGGTAGAGCAATTAGATGAATTTGGTAAATTGAAAGCATTTTACCAAAAGGCTAAAAGGGCTGCTGGTGGTATTAAAGATTCTGCAATTAAAATACTACAAGTAGTATGGCAAAGAATTACAGAAGCATTTAACTTTATTAAAAAACTTGGTTCAAAGATGTTACATGGTTTAATGTCATTTTTGGGAATATCTATTGGCTCGGTATCTGTAGATGAAAAATCAGATTTGGGCCAATTATTGTATGGAGCATAATATGAAATTTTTTAACATGATAAACAAAAAAGCACAATTTAAGAAATATATTGAAGGTACATTGCATAAGAAATCTGTTGCAGCTTTGCAACAAAAACGACAAGATATGACCGCCGCAAAACCAAATGAAAACGTTCAACCAGTACAATAAATATATTATAGAGGTTTTTGATAAGCCTGCTAAATATAAATGGAAAGAGTCAGATGATTCTTTCTGGCGCGGTAACTTTCAAATTGGCAAGAATGGTTTTGAAGTTACAGCAAACTTGTTAGATCAAGACGTTTGGGATGTTTCATTTGCCAGAACCGATGTTGGTCTATGGAAATATGATGCATCTGGCGATGGTGATGAAATAAAAGTATTTGCTACTGTTATTGCTATGATTGGTGATTTTGTGAAGAAGCAAAAACCAGAAGAAATAGACATTGCAGCATCTAAAACTGATACAGATGATGCGTCAAGAGTAAAATTATATAAACGATTAATAAGTTCAAAGGCAAGCAAATTCGGATATAAATTAATTAATTTTGATAATAATTTACGCGACACTGCATATTTTAATTTAAAAAGAAAATAGGAAAAATAATGGCTAAGTTAATAACAATACTTGGAATTGCTAAAGAACTTGCTGAAGGGAAAACTTCTTCAATTCCAGAAGGCAAAAATGATTATGTTTTATATCATGATTCTTACACTTCAGCAATTCAAGAAGCTGTAAACTTTGCATCAAAGAATGGCTATCAGACTAATGATGATAATAGATTTGATAAAGTCGGCATGGGCCCAGGCAGACCAAAGAATGGAAAGACTGTTAGTCATTCTTTAGATTTATATAAGGGTGATAAGAAGCAACGCAAGGCATTACAAATACAAGTATATAATCGTGGAACAAGCGGAACTCCATTTGAGCTAAATTGTTACATAAGGTAAATATGAAAACTTTTAAACAACATATAGCTGAGAATAAACTTACTGCAGCAATGATAAAGCAAATTAAGAAAAGTGCTAAGGGTGGAAAATATGACGAGTATGTCCAGAAGGTACTTAAAACTAGTTATAACATTCAGAACATAGCAAAGAAGCATAAAGTATCTCCTGAAGAAGTCGAAGATGCTATTATAGATGCACTTGGTCAATTGTCCGAGCAATATAATGGCGGTGATATTCTTGCAACTGGCAAGGGTAGCCACAAATATGGCAAGTCACAAGAAGAAATCTTTGATGATGAACAAGAAAAACTAGAAATTGAAATAGGATTAAAACCAGCAAATGAAGCAAGGTCAACGCCTGCTAAGAAGCTTATTGCAATAATAAACAAAGAATTACCAGATGCAGTTGCAGTACCTGCTGAAGATTTCTTTATAAATAAATCACAAGGTGCTGGTGGTATTTGGTTTAGAGGTAGCGAAGAATATTACGATGGTAGCAGAATATATAATCATCCAGTATTGATGAAACTATTAAAGAAGCATGGCTGGCAAACCCAACCTTATGATGCTGGAACACAGATGGCATGGCCAGGATAACTTATGAAATCATTTTTACAGTTTTTGACAGAAGCACCTATTAATAAGCATTTAACTCACCTTGAGGAGAATATCCTCGAGCTTGGTTCAGAGGGTATCAAAGTAACACTACGTATGCTGAAATCAGTTGGCGAAAAACTGGAAGGCGGCGAAGGTTATGATACTTCACTAACTCTAAAGTGGGACGGCGCACCTGCTGTGTTTTGCGGAGAGCACCCAGAGACAAAGCAATTCTTCGTTGGCACAAAATCAATTTTCAATAAAGTTCCAAAGATAAATTACACTGATGCTGATATCGACGAAAACCATGGTCACGCACCAGTCCTTGCAGATAAATTAAAAGTTGCTCTTAAGCATCTTAAGCCACTAGGAATAAAAACTATCCTGCAGGGCGATATGATGTTCTCTAGTGGTGACGTCAAGAGCAAAACAATAAATGGACAAAAATACTCAGTATTTCAACCCAATACAATTGCGTATGCAATTCCTGCTGGGTCTGATTTGGATAAAGAAATTTCTTCTGCTAAGCTTGGTATTGTTTTTCACACTACTTACTCTGGCTCTCAGCTTGAGTCTATGTCTGCTAGTTTTGGCGCCAACATTAATTCTTTAAAAAAATCAAAGAACGTATGGGTACGGGATGCAGCAATACCTGGTATATCAGATAATGCTCTGTGGACTGCTAGAGAAACGAATGCATATAATACAAAGATTAAAAAGATAGAAGGTTTAGTAAAGAAATTAAATCTCAAGTTCCTTGATGGACTTGCTAAATCTAGTCAAATGAAATTATTAGTACAAACTCATGTAAATGCTAGAATTAGAGTAGGCCAGCGTATCACTAATCCTAAAGCACACATGAAAGATTTTTACAATTGGCTAGATACAAGAGCACAGAAAGAAATAGATAAAGTAAAGACTCAAAAGTCAAAGGATATGAAATCTGCTAATCATCAAGAATTAGTAAAGAAACTCAAAAGAGCAGAAAGAGACTTTATATTGTTATATACTATTCAATCAGCAATGATTGACGCGAAAGAAATGTTAGTAACTCAGTTAGAGAAGATTGAGGGAATGGCAACATTTATCAAGAAGGCAGATGGGTATGAAGTTACAACGCCTGAGGGCTTCGTCATGATCGATGTTCTAACAGGAGGCGCTGTAAAATTAGTCGACAGGCTAACCTTTAGTAGAAATAACTTCAATGCAGCACAATCATTTGGTAATCGTTAATTATAATATCTACGACCTTTGGAATAGAAGCTAATGGAACAATTATTAATTAATGCTGGATATTTTTTCGCAGCAGGATTTGTATTATTCTTTGTCACTTGGATACTTTATATAAATATTATGATAGCTAAGAATAAGAAGAATCTTTCTAAGGTTGCTCAGCTCCCTTTGATTCCAATATTAATAGTTGGATATATATGTGATGTGATACTCAATGTAGTATATGCTACAATTTATTATAGACGATTGCCACATAAGAGCTTGAACTTGACATTCACTCATAGATTAAGAAGAACACTCCGTGGTGATGAAGGTATTAGCGAAGAGGATTATAGATTTAAAACATCATTATTTATTTGTAAGAAAATGTTAGAGCCATGGGACCCAGGTCATTGTGGATTAGAGAAATATGGATTTAAGGGTTAAAAATGAAAACATTAAACGAGTTTCAAGAAATAAATGAATATTATAGCAAGTCTTCAGGATTCAATGCAACTGAAGATATGATTTTCAAATTAGAAAAATTCTTGCATGTTAATAGTAACATATCCAAATCATTACAGAGGGAGTTTGGTCCTGGCATGAAGAAAGATTTTGCTAAGATGCAACACAACCTTGCTGCTATTATTGATGTATGGGAAGATATTGAGTATACAGTCGGAATGCAGGATGAAGATTAATGAAATCATTTCTTAATTTTGTTACAGAAGCCAAAATAGCAAGAGGTCAGAAAAAATCATAATTATAAATATCTTTATAACCATTGGTGAAAGGGTATAAAGATGTACGGATTTATTTATATTACAGAAAATTTAATAAATGAAAAAAAATATATTGGCCAAAAAACTGGAACGGAAGATACTAATTATTTAGGCTCAGGTGATATACTTAAACTTGCAATAGATAAATATGGAAAGAATAATTTTAGAAGAACTACACTGGGTGTATATGATACTAAAGATGAATTAGATATTGCAGAGAGACATTTTATTAAAGAACATAATGCAGTATTAGATAAAATGTATTATAATCTAGCATCCGGCGGACAGGGAGGCAACCTTGGTCCAATAGTAAATGCTAAAATAAGCAAAGCTATATCTGGCAAGAAAAATGGAATGTATGGAAAGACTCATACAAATAAAGCAAAATTATCAATGTCAAAAAATAGGTCCGCAGAGAAACATTGGAATTATGGAAATGAGAGAACAGAAGAACACAAAAAGAATATATCTGCTGGAACTAAAGCAGCAATGGATAACCCAGAACTTAAAAAACATTTAAGTAATGAAGCAAAAAAAAGATTTGAAAATAAAACAACAGAACAAATAATACAAGAAAATATTAAACGCTCCAATACACTAAAAGAATTTTATAAAACGGAAAATGGAATTAAGTCTACCAGATTAAAATCTAAAAAGATGTCTGGTAAAAATAATCCATTTTATGGTAAGAAACATAAACAATTGAAATGTCCACATTGCTCAAAAATTGGTGCTAATGGTGCTATGCAACGATGGCATTTTAATAATTGTAAGGAATTAACTAAGTGTTAAACTTTATAAACTACATAAAGGAGGGCCCGTCCAAAAGTATAGCCCGCGGAAATACTCGCGTTGTTGTATCTTTTGGACGGTGACTCGTTTCAATCCATTGACTATTGGTCACGAGAAGCTTGCGAAAACTCTTGCTAAAGAAGCTAAGAAACGTGGAGCACTTCCAATTCTATTTACTTCTTCGTCACAAGACCCAAAGAAGAATCCTCTGTCATTCAAAGATAAGACTATGCTATTAAAGAAAGCATTTCCTTATCTTGAAATATCTACTGATGCATCATTAAAAACATTATTTCAAATTGCTGGTCAGATGTCAGAAGAAGGTGTAAAAGAATTTACTCTTATCGCTGGCTCAGATAGAGTTCCAGAGTTCAAAAAGAACCTCGGCAAATATGTTAAGGCGGATGGTAATTTCTCATTGGACTTTGATAAATTTGAAGTTGTATCATCAGGTGATAGGGATGAAGATGGCCCGGACTTAAAAGCAATGTCTGCAGATGAACTAAAAGCATACATAAAGAAACATGGTGTAGAGGGTATGTCAGCATCATTATTGAGACAATTAGTATCATTAGATGAAGAAGAATTATTTATAAAAGGATTGCCCACAAAATTAAAAAGTATGGGTAGCAAAGTATTCAAAATAGTAAAACGGGGCATGGGTTTATGAAACAATTTAAACAATTTATAGCAGAAGCATTTCAGGGTTTTTGGGAAATACTAGTAGATGGCGAAGCTGTACGAGAGAAACACAAAGACCAAAAGGCAGCAATGAAATGGGCAAAGGCACAGGGTGCAAAAACATTACTAAAAGTCACATCGACTGGCAAACCTGTCGGCAAGCCCATCAAAGTAGAATCGCTGCAAGAATATAAGGTAGGCATTAATCACGATAGATACTTAAGAGTCCATGGCAAGAAAGCCAAAGGTTCTGGTAATTGGGCATTTAGTACAAAAAGAATGGGCGATCCAAGCGATGACGAAATAGTGTTCGTATCAGGTACATTAAAAGCGGCTGCTAAAGAAGCAATGAAGAAGCTCGGTAGCAAAGAAGTTTATGTCATGGAAGCAATTGAATATAAGGTAGGCGATAAGCTCACATATACAAAAAAGAATAAAAAGCGTGTTGGTAAGATTATATCAATTGACCAAAAGAATGGTGATACACGATATGAGACTGATTCAGGCGCATATGTTTATAAATCAGATTTAAATTAATTAGAGGAAAATAAAATGACACGTTCAATGGATGATCTAGCTAAAATGGCTGGAGTAAAAGAAGGCAAGAGTGCTTTAGGCAGAGCAGACATGAAGCGAAAGGATCGCGGCAAAGATGTTAAGCCTGGCAAGGTTAAGAAATTTTCACGCAAAGAGCTGGAAGCTTACGCAAAGGAAATGGGCCTGAAGCTAGTCAAAGAAGATGGCTCACCGCTAAAAGAAGCAAAGATTGATATGGACAGAGTGAAGAAAGGTGTTGCTCATTCAATGCAGAAGAATGATATGAAAGCTGTATCTAAAGTTGCTAAAGAAGTTTTACGCGATGGCGGACAAAAAGACTTTGATGATATAATGGATTTTATAGTACAAATGGCACGATAAATAAATGCCCCTTGATTGGGGCATTGTTATGTTTTGCTGAACGCTATGTATAATTGAATTATTGTTCCTGCTATAAGAATTGCTCCAGTCATCATCCATGCTAACCTTTCTAACTTTTTCATCCTTTCATTGCCTTCTTCAAATGTCTTTTTTGTGCTATTAATATGTAAATCCAACTCTTTTTCTAAATGTGTTAATCTTTCAGTTAATGATTCAAGTTTTTCTTCTAATCTATTCACTCTACTAAGTATGGGCTTCTCTGTAGAAGTTCCCATTATTAGTAATTGTTCTAATGCTGCGATATCATTTCTAGTAATATCAACTAGACCATTTACAGCAGCCAACCCCTCAGCAGTGACAGGATTTTCCTCTCTATTATTCATATATGGCCCTTCTAATCTGACGAGTGACTATCGTGTCGCTCTTCTTGGTTCTTTAATATAGCTATTATGTTACCAAGCCCAGCTCGTAACTCGTGGTATACTATATCACTATTATATTTTAAAATATGCATCTCAAGCGATTCTGTCATATCTAATATGAATGTTACTACTCCTGATACTATTCCTTTACTATCTCGGTATGGTATTTTATCTATTCTTAATAGATGGTCTTTACCGTCTATTTCTACTATTTCAGTAATATCCAACCGAGATTGCCCATTTTCCATAATATCTTTATCAATATCATAAAACTTACGACTATTTTCCTGAGAACCAATAGGCCATAATTTAGTAGGTGAGTGCCCTTTCACTTCATCTACTGTATCTTTCTTAAACCAACGTAATGCTTTATCATTACACCATAAAATCTTGTCATGTCCATCTTTAATAACTACAGCGCCAGGAGAGTTCGCTAATAGAACTCTATATACATCTGCTTCTGGTTTCTTTAAGCAATCAAACATATCACTGAAACTTCTTATCTGCAAATACAAATTCTCCAGAACGCTCATTCTGGAATAGGAATTTAGTACCTTTATTATTTTTGACAAATGTTCTTACACTATCACTTAAATTTTTATTCTTAGTAAAGTTTTCCCATCGTTTATGTTTATTTCTACCATGTAAACAATTATTAAATGTATCATTATCGCATTTGAAGTATGGATAGCCGAATGCTTTGCCAGCTGTGCCGTCGTGGCGAATAGTACCAGCTACATCATTCCCGCCTAATCCTGATTCTGAATTTTCATTAAAGCTTTTCATATTTTCCTCAAATCATCTTTAGTTACTATAAATGTTTTTCCTGAAACTGCGTCTTTTACTTCAAACATCGGAACACCAAAAAACCATTCTGTTGGGCCCTGCGATGCTTTTAATAATATGAGATTGTTACTATCAACGAATTCGTGTTCTATAATATATTTTCCAGTTCGCAGTACTTCAAGTCGAGTGACTTCATTAAGAGATTCATCTACTAAAAATATATCCTGTGCAATAATATTTATAATATCATTACCGTCCCATTTGGTATTTTTATCAATATCTTCCTTCAAAAGATATAATGCAGTAGCAAAAGATGCTAGTTGTGCCACCTTTCCGCCTGGCGCGAAGCGTTCCAGCATTATTTTAATCTTTCTAATGATATTCATCCAAGATGCAAATTCTTTCTTTTCATCTTTTGTTGCAGCATCTCTTACTTTAAAACCTTTCTCATTAATCAGCCCCATTTTATATGCTGGCCATTTTTTGAATGGTTTTGTTAATAATTGTATAAATTTTAAGGATACAAATCCTGATACTATACCAGCCATTACATACACTCCAGATTTTTAAGATATTTTGCCATTTTCTCGTCTATTTTTATGTCTATACCATTTACTTCTGGCAGATTTTGTGATACAATATTTAAGAAATCGAGAATTGAATAGACTATATTGTATGTATCTATGTCGCAATAGAAATATAACATTCTATTGAGAGGTTTAACTGCAAATATATTATATAATATCACAAAGTGATTTAATAATAGTCTATTATCAACTTCTTGACCACGTTGATATTTTTTCAGCAAGCGTTTAATATACATAAAGCGTTTCATGTCACTATTAAATTCATTAGTACCCATACATTGCGGGTTCTGATAGTGCTTAGCTGCATAAAGTAAAAAATTATGTTTTGTTAAAGGTGAATTAAAGTTCATTATGTATACTACCGATAATATTTATATTCATAGACTTTCTTTTAGGTTGACTAAGTTCAGACAAATAAAAGAAAATCTGTTTAATTTTCGATGCCCACTATGTGGCGACTCAAAAAAGGATACTAATAAGACTCGTGCTTATTTCTATAAGCATAATAAAAAACCAACTATGTGTTTCAAATGCCACAATTGTGGTGAGTCTATGTATTTCTCTCAATTTCTTGAAAGATTTGATTCAGTACTCTTCAAAGAATATTTATATTCCAAATTTAAAACCAAAAAACGCACACCTAAGAAAGGAACTATATATACTAATGAATCTGATAAAATGAAACAATTGAAAGAAAAAGCGAATGATAATATGTTTGATGACTTAGTTAAGATTAGTGACTTAGATGATGACCATCCAGCCAAACAATATCTTATAAATAGAAATCTACCAGAAAAGGAATTTACTGATCTATATTATGCAGACAAATTCCGATCATGGACTAATACTATAGTTCACAACAAATTTGAGAATGTAGACAAATATGATGAACCACGAATCGTTATACCATTTCGTAGAGAATCAGGAACATGTTATGCATACCAGGGTCGTGCATTAAATTCAGATAATAAAGTAAAGTATATAACTATTGTTGTGTATGATACTGGTAACAGAACATGGGGTATGAACAGAGTCGATAAAGAAAAACCTATAGTAGTCGTTGAGGGTCCACTGGACGCCATGTTTTTGTCCAATTGTATTGCTGCTGCGGGTTCAGACTTACGAACCGACGTTGGTGATATTTTTATTTTAGATGTAGAAAATAGAAATCCTCATATTGTAAAAAAGATGAAAGGTTTGTTAGACAAAGGAAAAACAATAGTAATGTTAGACCCAATAAAATATAGCGGAATGGATATCAACGATTTAATATTAAGTGGCATGACTGGCGAAGAAGTAAAACAATTGCTTATGGACAACACTTATTCGGGCATGAAGGGCATAATGAAATTGAACCAATGGAAACGTTGTTAAGAACATGGGAACTATAAATGATAGAAGCTTGTAGATTAAAAAGATTAAGGAAATATAATGACACAAATGACAACATTTGAAAATACATCAAATCCGTCCTATTCGGAATTCATCGCACTATCGAGATATTGTAGATGGGATGAAGAAAGGGGACGTAGGGAAAATTGGGATGAAGTAGTAGATAGGGTTATAAATTTTTGGACTAAGCGATTCCCTAAACATAAAGATATTATTAAATGGTGTTTTGATGGGCAAAGGAATTTAGAATTGGTTGGTTCCATGCGAGCAACTATGACAGCAGGCAAAGCATTAGAGCGGGATGAAGTAGCTGGATACAATTGTTCATATACTACTGTATCAGGAGCAGGCGAAACTATTCAATTGGAGCACGATAAGTTAGATGAACCAGTCACCGTCCATTTGAAGAAACCTGTGGATTTTGATGAAATTATGTATATTTTAATGTGTGGTACCGGATCTGGTTTTTCAGTTGAACGACAATACATAGTAAACCTACCAAAAATAGGAAAGCCACTCAATAGAAGAGGCTATATCCCTAACAATAAGAACTATCCAGGCGTTGACAGAGAAGATATATCAGTTATTGATAAGAAAGAGAATACTATTATTATTGCTGATACTAAATACGGATGGGCATCATCATTGCGGATATTAATATTTGAATTATATAATGGCAATTTTGATATCAGATGGGACATGTCACACCTACGCAAAGCCGGCGAGAAGCTAAAAACTTTCGGCGGCAGGGCTTCGGGCCCAGAGCCACTTGCTGAGCTATTTGAATTTTGCAGAGATGTTTTTATAAATGCTGACGGAAGAAGGCTGACATCAGTAGAGTGCCACGACATATGTTGCAAGATCGCTAACATAGTGGTAGTCGGTGGTGTAAGGCGCTCTGCTCTTATTTCATTATCAAACCCAACAGACGCAAGAATCCGCGATGCAAAGAAAGGTAATTGGTGGGCAACAGAGCCACAAAGAGCATTAGCGAATAACTCAGCAGCATATACAGAAAAGCCAGACTTCGCATTCTTCTTAAAAGAATGGCAAGCTCTATATGAATCTAAATCAGGAGAACGGGGAATGTTTTCTCGTGTAGCATCTCAAAAGAAGGCTGCGGAGAATGGCCGCAGAGATGCTACAAGAGATTTTGGAACTAACCCATGCGCTGAAATAATTCTGAGGCCGCAGGGCTTCTGTAATTTATCAGAAGTAATTATTAAAGCAGATGATACATTTGAAGTACTAGCTGATAAGGTTAAGAGAGCTACAATAATTGGAACTCTGCAATCTACTCTTACTAACTTTAAATATCTTCGTCCCATTTGGTCAGAAAATGCTAGAGAAGAAAGATTGCTTGGTGTATCATTGACTGGGATCATGGATCACCCAATGTTAAATGGTACTGATAAGAATATTGACTTAGCTAAAATATTAGAAGAATTGAAACAAGTGGCAATTGATACAAATAAAGAATGGGCAAAGAAATTGAAGATACCCCAATCAGTTGCTATTACATGCGTTAAGCCATCTGGGACAGTTTCCCAATTATGTGATTCTGCTTCAGGTATACATCCTCGCTTCGCTCAACATTATGTACGAAGAGTTCGTGGTGATAAGAAAGACCCATTGACTCAATTCATGATGGACAAGATTCCCTATGAAGATGATATTACTTCATCTGAAATAGCGATATTTAGTTTTCCGATTGCAGCACCACAAGATGCTGTTCTTGTAGAAGATGTTGGTGCATTAGAGCAATTAAGATTATGGAAAATATACTACGATCATTGGTGTGAACATAAACCATCTATTACAGTATATTATAAAGACGATGAAGAGTTTATGGAAGTTGGAGCTTGGTTATATAAGTATTTTGACGATTGTTCTGGAGTAAGCTTCTTGCCAGTCACTGAGCACACATATCAACAAGCACCATATGAAGAAATTGATGCAGAAGAATATTTAAATATGATTGAATCCTTTCCAGTATTCGATTGGTCAGAGTTGTCTAAATATGAATTAGAAGATAATACCAAAGGTACGCAAGAGCTCAGCTGCACTTCTGGAGTCTGTGAAATTGCGGACATCTGATGATTTATTTATAAAAGCAGGAATTTATGAGATATATAGGAGTATATTATGAATATTAATTATTGCCCACAATGTGGGGAAGAGCTTAGAAAATACAATCAGCCCAGTGATATTAATGACCCATCATTGAATCATGCTGAAGCTGAAATAATTGGAAAGGGTGTACCATTTTCAAAGGTTGAGCTTCCTGATGATTTTGATATTGTAGATGTCCTTAGTATTAAGACAGAGGACACGTTACCAGGCCCTGACCTTGATAGTATACCAGAGTATTCTGATGATGAACCTGAGTATTTTTATGTTGTTGGACAAACAGTTGAATTTGCTTCTAAAGCATATATAATCACAAAGGTTGTTAATAATGAAAGAAATCTTGGCTGGCAGAAATTAGAACTAATGGAAATTGGCATGGATGGTAATATTAAAAAAGACTATGATGAAAATATTATTTGGCTTCATCATAATGGCGATAAGCAATTAAAGAGGTTACCTTAATGAAATGGAGAGCAGAATGTGGAAGCTGCGATGCTGTATTTGAAGTTGATGGGCATTGGTCAGAAGAACAAGAAATAAACCATTGCCCATACTGTGGTCATTTATTGGAAGAATGTGAAATGGAGCAAATTGAAGATGAGTAGTTTACATAATGTTTTTATTAATTGTGCTGGAGAGATGTCAGTATTATCTAAATGTATATCTCATAAGGTTGCATGTGTACTCGTCAAAGATGGCAGGATAGTATCAACTGGAATAAATGGCACACCACCCGGTTATAAAAATTGCTGTGATGAGTTTCCGCTTGGGTTGACCGATGAATGCAAAGACAGACACCATGAATGGTCTAATAATCATGAGATACATGCTGAGCAGAATGCTATTGCTGTAGCAGCCAAAAACGGAGTATCCATAGAGGGCGCCGTGGCATATTCTACACTGCAACCGTGCCGACATTGTACAAAATTATTAATCGCAGCTGGGATATCTAAAATTTATTATAGTGAAACCTATCATAGGAATGATGAGGTATCAGCAAATTTATTAAATGAATGTGGTATTGAATGCGAGCAGGTTGTACATGGTGCAGACTTCTTCGCCAAACTTGGATGTGAAGTAAGTGAATAGCTTATGCGGAGTTGATTATTCAATCGGTGGCCCTGCCATGTGCATACATCCTGATATAGAAAAGTGGGATTATAGTAAGTGCAAATTTACTTATCTGACTAAAACCAAGGCAAGACAAATAAAATATGAAGAGCATAATATGAGTTTCAATGGATTATCTTTTATACAAGAATACCAATATGATGTAAATCGGTATCAACATTCAGCTAGTGTGTTCCTGAGCATAATGGCTAATTATAATGTAACAGACGTGAAGCTAGAGGGGTATGCATATGGTGCCAAGGGTCGTGGTGTATTTAATATTGCTGAAGCGACTGGCTTACTTAAGCATTTTATAGCAGTTAATGGTATTATGATGACAATAGCTCAGCCCAGTGAAGTTAAGAAGTTTGCTACAGGTAAAGGAAATGCTAATAAAGCAGACATGGCGCAAGCGTTCTATGATGAAACCGGAGTCGACTTAGTCAGAATGTTTCAATTGCAGAAGGTTACTAATCCCGCTGATGATATAGCTGATGCATATTTCATATGTAAATATTTACATACTATAAATAATCTTAAGGCGGAGAACAAAAATGACTAGAAAGAAAAAGACATCTGATAAATTTGTTAAGCAGGAAGAGCCAAAGGTAACTAAATTAGATTTGCCATATGCTACTACTGAACAAAATATAATATGGTATTTAAGATTATCTAAGGTATCTGTAAGATATACTGATCTAAAGAGAAATAATCCAGCATTAAGAACATTTGATGATTGGAAGAAATTTATAGATAACCTATGAAATCATTTTTACAATACATATCTGAATCCGAATTAGATTTTTATCTATCGCCAGTAAAAGATTATTCTGTATATATGGATATCATGAATGGAAACATAAATGATATAACTAAAGAATTAACTGAAAAGGTCAATATGATCCAACATCTTGGTGGCCTGGGTTATAATGTAGATGCCTTTAAAGATAAAACTACATTCAAAATGTTCAATGAGCTGGAATGGGATATAACTAAATTCTCAGCTATGCAGGATGAATATAAAATAAATGATATCCCATCATTAGTTGAGGCATGGTCTCAGTCTATTATTAATAAAGAGGAATAGAACAATGGTTAGACGTAAAGCTAAAAAGAAAGTTGAAGATACGGTAGTGAATGAGGCTCAGGAACCAGCAACTGTTGAAGAAGCTCCTGTTGTTGAAGAAGCTCCTGTTGTTGAAGAAGCTATCATTGAAAATGTAGCAGGATCAGCTGACTATCAAGAGAGATTTAATTATTATTTCAGAAATCGCGGCATGAATAGAAATGTTGCTGATATCCGTGCAAAGGCAGATTGCAGCAAATAATCACCCTTTGTTACATTTTGTTACATTTAGGGGGTTTACTAGCCCCCTAAAACTTGATACAATAGTATTATCTTTTGAAATATAGGAAGGTAATAACATGCAATATCAAGAATTGATAGATCTTTTCGGTGAGAAAACTGCTAAGCGTGAAATAAAGGCACTCATAAAGAAGAATACAACTACTTTAGTATTCACTAAAGCAAATGGAGATAAGAGAGCTCTTATCGGCACCACATCATTAGATAAATTACCAGCCTCAGTATTATCTGAGGAATCAAGTGATCGTCCAATTAACGAGGACATTCAAATAATATATGATTTAGAATCTCAAGGATGGAGATCATTCCGTTGGGATCGGTTACTGGAGATTTATAACCATGAAGTATAAAGAGACTTATAATTTATGGCTGGGCCAGGAAGAAAATTATTCATACATGGCCACAGTTGTAGCCAGTGATATGGAAGAAGCTGCAACGAGAGCAATTGGTGGTTGTGGCCTGAAAAATGATAAATTGGATTTAGAGAACATGACATATAATAGTATTCCTATTTGTCGCGGTAATCCATTA